AAGTATGCCGGGTCGGCGTGTGCCAACGCTTCGCCCGATTTGCCCATCGAGACTGGCCCTACGCTCATCGGTTTAACGTTTGCCGCGGTACGTGATAAATCAGCCATGCCTACCTCAGAAACGTGTTGAAATCGATTGTTGCAAACTTGTCGAAGTATCTTATCGCCGGTGCCGTCCCTGCGGTTTGCTTTGCCCCGCTTCCGTTTAGAGCCCCCTCTATGACGTTGCCGTCAACATCGGTGTAAGCCTTGAGCGTGCCAGCATCTAGGTAGACGGTGCCGGTATCAAGCCGCTTATCTCGCCAATCTCGAAGGTTGTAAATAATTCGATACTGCGTTAGCCTTCTAAGCCTGCCGTAGTAAAACCCAATCACAGAAGATGTAATCGTGCATAGTAGCGTCTTTGCGGCTCGACCCTTAAACGGCGTCGAATTGACAACTTCGTCCCTCGTCAACATTTGTTCGTCAGACAAGCTTGCCGGTTCAAATTGAAAAAATTCCCACACGGGCAAGTATCGCGTTAAGACTATGCCCTGCGGGAAGGTTTGCCCCGCCGAATTGACAATCGCCACGCCTGACGCATCGGTAAAACTCGGCTCTTGAACACGCTCCTTTTTCAGCTCATAAATCGGCACCCACTCTTCGGGAAATTGCGTGTTCTGCGATTGCTCTACCTCGCTGCTAAACTCCGCTGTGACTTCCCATAGCCGCCTATGCTTTGGGATACGATCCGCTCCGAGAGATTGGCAAATCATCAAGCCATCATCGGTAAACGTCGTCATTGGGATCGGCAGCCCCGACGTTAGCAAAATGCTGCTGTACTGCGGATCGTCGCTATCGGCTTCGACCCTGTAGCCTTGCGACTGACGCCAAACCGGCCCGCCGTTTTTTATCGCAAGCTCTACGCTGCCGGTGATCGTTTTGCCCTGTAGCGTGTGTGCCATTACCCTCTACCCGGTAGCTTTTGAACCTTGTTTTCAACAACGTTGACATTGAGCTTTTGCAATTCAATCAAGATCAGTCGTCGCCGCTCATCTTGTACTTTTTGCCTCTCCATTTCCTTTTCGGCTTGTTTTGCAATTTCTGCCTCCCCTGGTGTCGGGTCGACGGGTGCGGCTATCGCTGCGATCAGGGCGTTCGATTGTTCGGCAAGAAACCGCATCGCTTCGCTACTGCCAGCCTCAAAGCCGCTAGGGCCTTTGGCTACAGCGGATCGCATTTCCATCTGTTTCTGTCGCTGTTCTGCAAAGTGGCGTTCGGCGGCTTGGATTGCTTGCTCTTGTGTTCTGCGGATCTCTTCCTGTTGTTGCTTGGCCCGCTCCCTTGCTTGCTTAATTTGCTCGCGTGCAAAATCCGCCGCTTTCTTGGCAGCGTCGACAACCATCTTTGCAATTTCTTCCTGACGCTTCTTTGCTTCCTCTTCTTGCTTTTTCTTTTCCTCTAGCAGCCGGATCTCTTCACGCATCGCGGCCAAGTGTGCTCGCTGCTCTTCGTTGAATCCTTTCGCCGCGTCCTGCATGTTTGCGTATTCGGCCGCCGTCATCGTGAGTTCGGCCCGCTGCATCATCAGGGCATGTACCGAATCCATGTACGAGGCGTTAAGCGTTGCGGCTTGCTTGATTGCGGCGTCTTCCATTTTTGCCGCCACCAGTGCCGCCGCATCACGTTCTTTGGCCGCTGCGATTGCCATGTTGACACTGTCGGCAAGCCCCTTAAATGCCCCGGTCTGTGCAACTACAGATGCCTTGCTTGCTTCGGCTACTGGGATTGATTCTTCGGTTGCATTCTTGAGCGTGACGTATGCGGCGGCTGTCGCTGCTACCGCCCCGGCGATAATCGCCCACCCTGCCGGGCCCGTTAAAGCCACAAGGAACGTTTGTGCCAATGCCGCACCCATCACGGCGGCTTTCAACGCAATCAGCCCCTTAGTAATCAGCATCACGCCCGAAGCCGCCGCCACGAATGCCAGCCCGCCGGCGATAACTGCACGGTCAAGAGCAGTGAAACTGTTGACGGTATCGGTGACGTAGCGAATGCCTTTGGTGATCTCGTTCAGGAATGCGGTTAGAGCTGGTGAAACGTTTTCAAAAATGGCAATTGCCAAATCTTGGGCCGCCCCGCTCATTTGTGCGTAGCCGCCGGAAAACGTTTTGCTTAACTTCTCGGTCATCCCGGCAAATCGGCCGGTACCTGTTGTCGCAAACTCAAGAGCTTCGTTCACCATGTCGATAGTAAACGCTCCGTCCTCCATTTGCTTTTTGAGTTCTTGATAGGCAATGCCTGTTTTTTCCGACATGATCCTAACGGGGTTAAATCCGTGTTGGCTCATTTGGTTTAGGTCTTGACCAAGCAATCGCCCGGCCGCTGAAGTTTGAGCGTAGGCAAGCGTTAGCAACTTCATTTTTTCGGCGTTGCCGCCGGTCATTGCTCCTAGTTGCTTTAGCCGTTTCATCGTGTCGTCAGAGCTTACACCAAACGTAAGAAGAGTTTTCCCGGCGGCCTGAATTGCAGTGAGTGATAGCGGGCTTGCTTGGTTAAATTGCCGCATTTCAAGAAGAAGCTTTTTTGTTTCTTCTGCGGATCCAGTAAGCACTTCAAACGACGCCGCCGCCGCCTCTGCGTCCGCGCCAATTTGAATTACGGTCCTAGCGGTTTGCATACCTAAATAAGCCGCTGCCAGCCGCTTGATATTCCCAAGCATCCCGCCCATCGTCGACTGATCTTTTTTGGCCGCTTCATCCTGCTTGCGAATCAAATCGTCATAGGATTTTCCAATCTGCTGTACGCCGCGAATGTATTGCTCGGTCGTGATCTTGTTATGAATGTAAGCAGCATCGAGACGCGTCAACGATTGCTGATAGCGTTCAATTGGTGTCTTGGCCGATTCCATTACCTGATTGACGGTCCGCATTGTTGACGACATACGCTTGCCGGCTTCGTATACCTCAGAAGCGTCAGTGGCGATGCGAATGTTCAACGCGGTGATGCTGGTCGTCATTTAGTGCCCCACTTAGCCGCGAATGCCTGTTCGGCAGCCTTGATACTGTTGGCGTTTGTTGGTGCTGGTGGTTGATGCCAATTGCTCGGCATGAAGTCTGCGACCCGTAGCGGCGGCTTAGGCTTGATCCCATTACTGGCCGCGATCGTTGCCCCAAGTGCGGACAATTGTGCAGAGTGAACCGCATCGCGTTCGCATTCCCTGCCCCACGGTTCCAGCATGTAGTAAGCCTCCCATATCGCTAACGTGCGTTGTGACACGCTCGCTAGCCACGCTTCCGGATCGTCGATTCCGAGCGCTAAGCAGACTCGGCAAGCGAGCCTTAACGTAGCGCTCCTCGTTAGTTTCCCAGCATCGCCTCAGCGGTCACGGCGTCACGATCGGTTAGCCGCCTTGCCGCTTGTGCAATCTTTTGGAAAACCCCGCCATCGAGCTTCGCCAGCTCTCCGGCTTCGTCGTCGGTTAGCAGCCGATTGCCCTGATCGTCGACAAGTGCCATTGCGACGTAGAGCCGTTCCGCTGCCATCAATCCCGCTTGTGACACTTGCCCTTTTTTGTCCAGCATCATCAAGTTATGTCGGGCAATTTCTTCCTGCGTTAGGCTTTGAATCCGCACCTTTGCACCGTCGCCCAAGTCGACAATGTCAAAGCGTCGATTACAAAATCCCAACAGTTCATTCTTCGTCAGACTCATCGTTTTCCTCTGCTTGCTCCGGGTACAAAATGCTTGGCGGTACTGACTCAATGCGGCTTTGCTTTTCGCCGCGGATCCGTGCCACTTCCGCACAAATTGCGGCACGGTCGATTTCGTGAAAGTGCTCGAAGAAAGAAACGTGCTTGCCTTCTTTGGGCACCCATCCGCAATGGGATCCGTTGACTACCAACGCCCACTGCGGAAACTCAATTGCTTCGCCAGTGAGCGAATAGCTCGCCACGTGCGGCAATAATTCGACGCTTAGCTTGCTCATGTGTAGGTGGGTCCAGTTGCGCCATCGAGCTTGATAGTCAAGGTGCCCTGACTGATCTGGTTGTTAACGAAAGTCGGGTAGCCTTTTTCGGTGACGAAGCCGGTTCCGCTAAGGCTCCGTGCAGTGGTCGCCGTGCCTTCTTTGGGGAAAGTAAGCGTCCACGTATCCTTCGCCCCGATCGCCGGCGGGTTGGTGTTGGTCCAATTGATCGTTACCGAGATTTCCGGCGTGTCGGCAAGGTCGCCAACTTGATAACGCATGAAGGTAGTCGTTTGCCCAAGCGTCGAAATGTCCAGGGCCTCGATCGATTCGCTGCCACCGCTGATTTCGACGATGTCGAGCGATGCGGTGTAAGTCGTTGCGGTAAGGGTTGCCCCACGTCCTGCGATTGGCATGTTAAACAGCCTCCAAGTAAGTTAAGGAATAATCCTGCGACGAGACGTAACGAAGTTCATGCGTGCCATCGATTGGCGATTCGGTAAAGTCATTTCGGCCGCTTGCCAGCATCACGCAACGGAAGTTGACCCCAGAGTAAACGCCTAACATGTCGAGCACGCCGCATGTGCGGATGGCTTCGCAAATCGCGGTACACGCTGAACGGCTTGCTGCGTATGCTCTTACCTCGACAATAGCTTCCGCCATGCCTGCTTTGCTGCCGTTGATATTTTCGTGGTGCAGCGTGCTTATGCGGTGATACGTGACCGCTGGCATAGTTGTCTTTTGCAATAGCTCGTCCGGTAGCATTCGGTCGCCGATCAAAGCGGATACACCCGCTTGAGCGACAACGAAAGCCCGGAATGCGGTGCCAGCGTCAGCCAATTGAAAACCTCCTGGCCATATTCCTTTTGATCGCTCGCCGCATTGCTGTTACAAGCGCCCTTACTTGTTGTGGGCGTGTCTGGTGCGAAGCGTCTTCAAGGAATCGGTTAGTCTTTGGGTTTCGATTGGCAGGGCTAAACGGCACCTTGCCCCAGAATTTTTGATACTTGGTATTCCCGGTCGTGCTCCGAACATTCGGCGAAATAAAATTGACTTTGTTGCCCCACGGTCGCATCGGCCCGACCATGACGGAAACGACCGTCCCCATCATGTCATCGAGCACTTTCGAAGTAATGTGATCTTTGAGCTGGTAGGGATACCATTTTGTCCGCGATGTTCCGTATTGCTTATTTGACGTGCCGGTCCTTCGTCCGCTTGGTGCGATCTGCTTTGCTCGCCTTTCGACAACAGCCGCCGCCGCTGGCAGTCCGTGAGCGGTTGCCGCTTTTCGCACTTCGTCCGGCAGCCCGTTCGTGAGTCGGTCGATTAGCTTTTTGTCAAAGCCAACAATAATTCCGAATCTCGCCTTTGTTTTTCGTGGTGCCATTATTCGACCACCTTGCAGTGACAATCCAAATAGCGGTCGCGGCCTTCAATCGGTTGCACAAAGACAATCCCAAACGCTTGGCCGTTGTAAAGGATCTTGTGCTGTGGTGCGTATTCGTCGCGATACCGAACCGTAAATACTGCGTTGATGCCCTCGTTCACTTGCGACCCGCGAAAAACTTGCCCGCCACTGACAGCGGCATAATCTGCCGGCTCGCTTTGATAAACCGTTGTCCAAGTTGCGATCGGCTGCCCGGCATCATCGACGCTGTCGACATGCTTTTGTAAAACGACGCGGTATCGCATATTCGCGACACTGAAACGACGTGGGCGGCCGCTCATGGGTAGCTACTCCGCATGTACTGACGTGCCAAGTCGTCGTAATGCCTCAAATCGTAGAGCCCGTCATTGTCGCCTGGATTCTTGTCGAAGTAGTACACGACAAGCGAAAGCATTGCGGCCTTGGCCATTGCCGGTACTTCAAGCGGATCGCTTGTGCCTGCGGTGAAATTGACCGTCACCGCGTCGTAGCGTGCGGAGGTGTCTGGCCATTCTTGCTCGTAGGCAAGCCGCACAACGTTGTCGTAATCGTCGAACACGTAAAGCGATGCCGAT